AGAAGTTGAAGCATTCGCAAAAGGTGAATTAGGTAAATATCATTTAGAGAAAGCAGAAACAGCAACCGTTCAAGAGGACACAGAAACATCTGAAGAAATTGCAAGCTCCGATGGCGAAGCTACTCCTTCAACTGAACGCCCTGAAAATGCAGAAGATCGTGTTTTTAAAAAACGTTATGACGATTTGAAGAAACACTATGATTCTACTTTATCAAAGCACAAAGATGAGGTTAGAACTTTAAGAACGCAATTGGAAACATCTACAAAAGAGTTTGTTCCACCTAAGTCTAAAGATGAACTTGAGGCTTGGAGAAAAGAGTATCCTGATGTTTATGATATGGTTGAAACCATAGCTATGACAAAAGCTGATACTAGAGCAAAAGAGATTGAGGAGAAATACCAAAATCTACAAGCTCAACAGGAACAAATAAGCAAAGAAAAAGCTGAAGTAGAATTGTTAAAGATGCATCCTGACTTTAGTGAGATTCGTCAAAAAGATGAGTTTCATCAATGGGCTAGTAAACAAGATCCAGTTATTCAAAGTTGGTTGTATGAAAATACATCTAATGCACAACTAGCTGGAAGAGCAATTGACCTTTATAAAATGGACAATGGTACTAGCAAATTAACTAAGAAACAGGAAACATCTATTAAAAAGGAAGCAGCTAAAGCTGTGACTAAAACTACTAAAGCTACAGAGACAGAAATTCCTACAAAGAAAATCTGGTCTAACTCTGAGATTGCTAAGATGAACTCAAGAACGTTTGCAAAGTACGAAGCCGAAATTGATGAAGCTATTAGAGAAGGTAGAGTCCAACCTTAATAATAACAACTATAAACAATAGGCAATCATTATGGCAACAATGGGAAAAGCAGCGGGATACCAAAACTTACCTTCAGGTAATTGGGCTCCAGCAATTTATAGTCAGAAGGTTCAAAAATTTTTCAGACGTGCATCAGTTGTAGAAGATATTACAAACACTGATTACGCTGGAGAAATTGAAAATTTTGGCGACACAGTAAACATAATCAAAGAGCCTTCAATTACAGTGAATGACTACGCTAGAGGTCAAACAGTAAACACAGAAACACTTGCAGACGATCAAATTCAATTGACAGTCGACCAAGGTTCGTACTTTGCGTTTAAAGTAGATGACATCGAAGAAAGACAATCACACGTAAACTTTGAAGCTCTTGCAACTTCTTCAGGTGCTTACGCACTTAAAAAGAACTATGATTTTAATGTACTAAAAGCAATCTATGATGGAGCATCTACAAATGCTTCAGCTACAGGTACTGACGGTTCACCAATTGATGGTGATGCGGCAGCAGATACTTTAGTAGACGTTATGTCAGCAGCTAAAACAGTTCTTGATGGTGCAGATGTACCAGAAGAAAACAGATGGTTCGTAGCTCCACCAGCTTTCTATCAACAAATTAGAAAAGCAGGTGCAAAAATTATGGATCAATCTGTAATGAACGATGGTTCAGCTTCAGCTATGAGAAATGGTATGATTACAGACAGACCTTTATTTGGTTTTAGAATGTACTCTACTAATGCAATAGCTGTATCAAGCGGATCAGCGGCAAATAAAACTTTTGGATCAGCAGGTTCTAATGAGCATGCTTTCCTTTATGGTCACCAGTCAGCGGTAGCTACTGCAAACCATATTGCGAAAACAGAACTTATCAGAGACCCTGATTCATTTTCAGACATCGTTAGAGGTCTGCACGTTTTTGGAAGAAAAATTCTAAGAACTGAAGCAGTTTTCTCTGGTGTTATAACAATAGGTTAATTAGAGGGAGATAAATAGATATGGCTACACATGATAAAACAGGTGCAGGTGGAACTACTGGACATCCGTCTAATGGTAGAACACCTTATTTAGTTGAAAACACAATTGATTTCACACCTTTTGATCCTGCAGCAAATGATATCGTTCAAGCGATTGACGTTCCTGCAGAAAGTATTGTAATAAATGCTGGACTTGAAGTATTAACAGCAAGTCCAAGTGGAGTTACTTTAGATCTAGGAGATGCTGGAGATGTTGATAAATACGTTGATGGTCACGACTCAACAGCAACAGGTTTTGCTGCTAATGTTGTTAATGCATCAAACGTAGGTCACGTTTACGGTTCAGCTGATACAATTGATATTAAAGTATTAGGAGCACAGGACACATCTGCAAAGGTGAGAGTTTGGGCTGTTATATGCGATATATCAGGCGTTAGTGAAACTGAT